ATCCCGACTGACTCGCACCGCCAGATGCAAAAGGTATTCCGCTGGATCGACGGCGACACCGAATACGCCGCTAACAACATTCGCCAGCTGACACCGGCAATCATGTCCGTCCTGCCGCTGGAGTACCGCCATCGACTTCTTCCTGAGGACAGTTTCATGTCCCGCTTAGCTCGACTTGAGAAGGAAACGAGCGAGGCGAAAGTGGCAGTTGCGATGAATGCCCCGCGCCACCAGAAGCTCAAGGAACTGAGTGAGGGGATCGTAGAGATGTTCCGTGTTGACCCGGACCTGACAGCGCCACTGATGGCCATGGTCACGTCGATGCTGGGGGTTATGTGATGGGAAGTATCAAAAATGGCGAAAGCCAGTCTGCGCGAACAGAACTGGCCTTCAGATGCAAATCGTGTGCACTCATTGCAGGAGGAATAATGGCAAAAAATCCACGCTATTACCATACCGCTGTACATAAAAACATAACCCGCGACCGCTTCATCCGCTCGGTTAATCCGATTGTGGCAGAGAAGATGCGCGCCATTCTGGAAGAACTGAAACGTAAGGAGAGTGGCCGTGGGTAACGTATCTAATTTAGCCGAAGCCAGAGAGGCCAGAAGGCTCCAGAAACCGCGCACGAATGACGGTAAGGGGTTTGCCTTGCTGCACCGTAAAATTATGGATGTGCCGTTCTACAAGGACGCTGAGGCGGCTCATTTATGGGTTCACCTGCTCCTGCGCGCTAATCACGAACAGACACTGGTATCGACTGATGTCGGCGATGTGATCTGCGAACGCGGAGAGTTCATTACCGGGCGAAACACGCTGGCAATGGAAACGGGTTTGACCGCTGATCGCGTTAAATCACTGCTCCGTAAATTCCAGAATCTGGGCATGATCACCACCAAATCAAACAACCGTTTTACTGTTCTAAAAGTGGTCAAATATGACGAATATCAGTCAAATTTTTGTCCAGCCGATGTCCAGCCAGTGTCCAGCCCAAACGCAGTCGTACCAATGCCTGCGGAGGTGGAGTGTCCAGCCGATGTCCAGCCAGTGTCCACAGATAACAATATATTAAATAACTTACTACCTAACGGTAGTAAGTATGTCGCAAATGACCAGAAACCCGCTGAAGAGAAAAAGTCACGTTTGTCATGCGATGAAGTATGGCAATGCCTGAAAGACGAACTGCCTGAAGCACGGGGATGGAGATGCCTCACTGATGAGCGACGCAATCTGATCCGCACCTTCTGGGGTAAGGCTAACAAAATTGCCCGCAACCTGGACGGCAAGCCGATGGATATGGACGGTTTCAGAAGCTATCTGCGCTACATCGCTCAGAACTGCCGCTGGATGCTTGAAGACCGACCAGACCAGAAATCCGGGAAGACCTGGCGCCGCATGAAATTCGATAAGTTCCTGACCGAAAAGCTCTACATCGAAGTGCGCGAGGGGGATCGTGATGACCGCTGAATTCATGGCTTTACCACAAAACCTCGAAGCAGAGCAGAGCGTTATCGGTGGCCTGCTGCTGGACGATGACAACAGCGAGCGAGTCCAGAAGGTTCTGGCGATGCTCAAGCCTGAGTCGTTCTACAGCCGACCTCACCAGGTGATCTTTGCCGAAATGCGCCAGATGTTCCGCGACAACAAGCCAGTCGATGGGTTGACGCTTTTCGACGCTCTGGAAAGCAAAGGACTTACGGAGCAGATCGGCGGTTTCGCCTACATCGCGCAGATCGCAAAAAACACACCGAGCGCTGCAAACATCGTGGCATACGCAGCATCAGTCCGGGAAGCCGCAATGGAGCGCTACGGTATCAACCGCCTGACCGAAGCTACCGAGCTGCTGTATTCCCGCAATGGCATGAGCGCCACGCAGAAGTACGAGGCCATTCAGGGTATTTTCACCCACCTCGCAGACCATTCAAAAACCGGTAGTCGCCGTGGGTTGCGGTCGTTCGGCGAGGTTATGGATGACTGGGTAGCAGATCTGGAGAAACGCTTTGACCCTTCAGGCGAACAGCGCGGCATGAGCACCGGTATCCCGTCACTCGACCGACTGCTGGCGCCGAAAGGTCTGGTTAAAGGCTCTCTGTTCGTAATTGGCGCAAGGCCAAAGATGGGCAAGACAACCCTGTACGGGCAGATGGCGATCAACTGCGCGGTTCGTGAGAAAAAACCAGCGCTGATGTTCAGCCTGGAAATGCCCAGCGACCAGATCCTCGAAAAGCTTGTTGGTCAGAAGTCCGGCGTAAATCCGAGCATTTTTTACATGCCCGCCACGGATGACGCCGATGATCAGTACCAGGGAGACTACGATGGAGACTTTAAGAAGGCGATCGCTACAGCCGGCCGACTGAGTGAAATCGACATGCTGTACATCGACGACACTCCTGGCCTGTCACTGGCGCATATCGTTACCGAATGCCGTCGAATTAAGCGCGAGAAAGGCTGCGTAGGCATGATTTTGGTTGACTACCTGACGCTGATGACCGCCGAAAAAGCCGACCGTAATGACCTGGCGTACGGGATGATCACCAAAGGGCTTAAGAACCTCGCCAAAGAGCTTGGCTGCGTCGTCGTGCTGCTGACTCAGCTCAACCGTGAACTGGAGAAGCGAGTGAATAAACGCCCGTTGCCGAGTGATTCCCGCGACACAGGACAGATTGAGCAGGACTGCGACTACTGGGTTGGTATCCACCGGGAAGGTGCTTTCGATGACAGCGTGCCGCCGGGAGAAACCGAGTTAATCCTGCGACTCAACCGCCACGGCAGTACCGGAACGGTTTATTGCAATCAGATCAACGGGGCAATTTACGACACAGACCAGCAGGCCGCCGCCGCAGAACGCCGCGGGCGTGAGCAGCAGCCGAAAAAGAAAGGGGGATTCTGATGACCATAACAATCCGCGGGCAGATTCTTGCAGCCCTGCGTAATAACCCGGGCCTGAGCAGTGCTCGTATTGCCAGCATGATCGGCATGACCACCAAAAAGATTTCCGGCCCGCTAAGCACGTTGTTTGCAGACGGACTGATCGAGTTCGAAGGCAAGCATGGCCAGCGGCTGTATCGGCTGACCAGCTACGGCATGAAATACGCACCGGAAACCATACCGGCCATGCCGAAGGGAAATTCGAAGCTGGTGCAGCGCACAGAGACAAACGTGATCTGCCAGGAGTGCCGCAACAGTCCGGCGATGAGAAGGGTATTGATGGTTTGGGGGAGGGTAGGGGTATGAGCGTAAAACGTTATGAAGTGAACGGATCGTCATCTGTTTTTGAAAATGAGAACGGAAGCCTTGTCGATTACGATGACTACGCCGCACTTGAAGCCAGATGCGCGGCGCTGGCTGCGGAAGTGTACGACCTGAAACATCCTGGCACATACCTGCCATCGAAACGCGAAACGCCTGCTACAGACGCTTTCCTGGCTGAAGTGCGGGCCAGCGCGGTTGATGAAGCCTGTCTGAAAATTAGCAATGCAATTGTTAATTGCTATCAGGACGAACAGATTGGTCTTGATGAAGCAGCAACTATCTGCGGTGACTTCGCCGCCCAGCTTCGCAAAGGAGTGCAGTCATGAGCAAACGCCTTGCAATTCTTAAAGCGTCCCTATCCAAAAAAGAAGCGTTATTCAGCGATAAATTGCAGCAGCATTTCGACACCGTGAAGCAGGCTAATGGTCAACCGCTCAACGACAAGCGGAATGGACAAGCAACGCTGAGTAAATGGGATAAGCAAAGCGATGCTCTGCGGAATTTGGAAAGCAGCATACAGAGAACAAAAGACGCCATTGAGCGGGAGGAGATGAAAATCGCATTAGCTGAGTCGGTCGATGTTCCTGACTTCATGCAGAAGGCGATAGAGGATGGATTAATCACCCAGTGGCGAAAATATCCTCGTTTTTTCTTTGTGACGGGCGTGAAGCATGGGCGCATCGTCCTGAATGAAGAAACCGGAATGATTGCGTATCGATATTTAAGCAAAGTTACCAAGGAAGAGTATCCAACTTTTCGGGATGTTTTTAATAAACTCAATAAGCAATGCCGTGAAAAGCAGGAGGCCGCCCAATGAGCAACATCGACAAAATCAGCAAAGATGCGCTCCGTGAAGTGGCAGAAGATGCGCAAAAGGCGCACAAGTGGGAAGGCCTTGAAAACGGACTAAAGGCTGACGGGTATGTCAGCACAACGGTTCGTTTCATTCAGCGTGCTTCACCGCAAACCGTGCTGGCGCTGCTGGATGAGCTGGAAGCCAAAGATGCTCAAATAGCGAATCTTACCGCCGAACGCGATGCTCTTCGTGAAGGCGCGATGGGTGACGCGAAGCACAGCAATACCCGTGCTGCGGCCGATATCTATTTCCAGTTGGTCGAGGAGTGCGAAATACCTGCTGGCGGATCACTGGTTGAGTATGTAAGCGAACTGCGTGAACGTGCCGCAGCCGGTAAAGGAGAGTGATCATGGCACTGACGAAAAAACAGCGCGCAGAGCTGCGTATGAAGTTCGGTGGTCGCTGTGCTTATTGCGGGTGCGAATTGCCTGAAAAGGGATGGCACGCTGACCACGTTGAAGCGGTACTGCGCAAATCAGAGCAGTGTATGAAGGCGGCTGCGAAAGGCATCTTCAAACTGAAGGCGACTGGTGAATTCTACAGACCAGGGGCGGATAGGCTGGAAAACCTATTCCCGGCATGTGCGCCATGCAACCTGCTGAAAACCTCCTATTCGCTGGAAATGTTCAGAAAGCAGGTATCTCTTCAGGTCGAGCGAGGGCGCAAGAGCAGCATGAACTTCCGAACGGCAGAGCGTTTCGGCCTTATCGAGGCAGTGGAGAAGCCAGTGGTGTTCTGGTTCGAACAGTATCAGGAAGGAGCAGCATCATGATTACCCTTACCAAAGAATGGCTCCTGGCGACCATCGCGGAGCTTGAAGAAGAGCGCGATGCTGTGCCCGGCGCAGTAAACGAAGATGCGTTAATGGCGCTTGCTGCGATGAATATTGCGCTGGCATCGCTCGAAGCGGAGTCTGTGGCGTTCAGGTCAAAGTTAAAGCCACCATCTTCTATCGGTAGCGAGCACTGGGATTATACGGATCATCGACAGCCAGATGCTTTCGAACTTGAGAGCTGTGTGATTGAGCGACTCTTCACCGAACCTCCAGCGCCGGTAGCTGTGCCAGCTGGATACAGATTGCAGCCAATATCTGAATATGACGCCATGTGTTCCGCCATGCTTCAGGGTGTCGAAAACGCCGAGACGCTCACCACCATGCAGACCGCTTCAGCTCTGGATTCTTCGCCAAAAATTGCCGAGTCGCCCACCGGCATAAATCAGGGTAAATCCGAACCTGTAACGACGGCTAACAAGTTGCCATTCGAGCAGTGGCTTTCTCAGCAGACAGGCACTATTGACGTCGAATGTGGATGCGTGATGACGGAGGTGTTTTTCCACTGGTTGCGCGTTGCGTATGAGGCTGGCAACTATCCGGTTATTCCGGATGGTTGGGTTTTGGTGCCGATTGAGCCGACTTATCAGATGTGCGAGGCGATGGGTCTGCAATGGGAGAGCCCGCGATTTCCGGATCGCTATAAGGCGATGCTCGCCGCCGTTAAAAAATAGTCGTAATTTCTGCTAAAGTTTGGGCAATATAACCAGCACAGTAATTAGGGAGTCATTTATGCACGAACTATTTGTGCTGGTTTTGAGTACCTGTGCCAGCCTCAGCAATATGTCAGGTTGTTCTTTGGAAGTGGTGAACTTGAACACTGAAAAAGAACCGGTGAATGTCTTTTACAGCAGGAAAGACTGCGAAGAAAGCATGAAGAAAATCATGCTAAATCATGCCCAGTACTATGAAATATCAGGTAGAGAGCCATCAATGGCGAAGTGTGAAAAAATCTTTTTACCTAAGAATGTTAGTAAATAGTTAAAAAGCCAATGCGAATTTCATGAGGTTCAATAGGAGCTTGAAATGGAAGATTATCTGGTTTTTGGTTTAGGTCATGAAGGTGATATCCAGAACGATGAAGCGGGACTTGATAAAATAAACGTGGTAACAAAAGCGGTAATGCGTTCAACAAATTCCAGTGAGCCGGTAGCTTACCAAATGACCCAGTTCAAAGAATTTAATGTTGTCAGGCAGCAAGCGTATGATGGTGAATACTACAACATAGCATTTGATGTTTTACCATCTCGCGATCGTGTTGATGCTGCAATTCGCAAATATCACCCAAAGAAATCATCCACGGTTTAGTAACCTTTGATTTTCTGGAATCAAGCAGCCATAATCATGTCATCGGAGCCTGAACAACTCCGGTGACTTCTGCGCATTTAAGGGGACTTAAATGCGAACACAATCTGAATTCCTCACCTTGTCACAGATGCAGAAATGCACCTGCGATTTTCTGCATTCTGCGTTGCCTCTCGGAGGTGGCGTATGAAGCAGCACTACTGCATCGTTAACGACACCGTTAAAGATAACCTCATAGCATTCATCCGCACTCTGCCGGTAAACCCGCGCGCGCCGATGGTCGTCGAGGCCCGGGAAGAGACGCGCACCGACAAGCAAAACCGTCTTATGTGGCCGCTGCTGAAAGACCTGTCTGACCAGGTTGTCTGGCACGGCGAAAAGCTTACCCGAGAAGAGTGGAAGGACCTCATCACCGTTCTGGTAAACCAGACTCAGGACCAGGAACAAAAATCCGCGCCGGGCATCAACGGCGGACGCGTTTATTTCGGCGTCCGCACATCCAAATCAAGCAAGCGCTACATGGTCGACGTCATCGAGGCGATTTATTGGTTCGGTACCGACCGCGGTGTGAAGTTCTCCGAGGCTTCCAGTAAGCGCATCGCCTGGGCGCAAGAGTGGAGGGCTTCCCGTGGGTAATCCTCTCGCACGCGTCATCACAAACGAAATATTCCGCGTTCCGGCGCGCCGCCAGCGCAAGCCCGCGGTAAAGCCGTCCGACATCCCGACACTGAAAGACTACACATCCCGCCTGGTGGATCAGAAATGGCTGCGTCTCGCGGCAGGGAGAGCGCATGGCTAATTTATGCAAAGCGGCACGCGGCCGAGATTGTCAGGTGCGGATCCCCGGCGTATGCAACGGCAACGCTGAAACCTCGGTACTGGCCCACATCCGTATTGCTGGCCTCTGCGGGACCGGAATCAAGCCGCCTGACCTGATCGCGACCATCGCATGCAGCAGTTGCCACGACGAGATTGATCGCCGCACCCGTCTGGTCGATGCGGAATATGCAAAGGAGTGCGCCCTGGAAGGCATGGCACGCACGCAGGTGATCTGGCTGAGAGAGGGGCTCGTGAAAATATGAATATTTTCGATATCACGCCAGTCAGCAAACCCCGCATGACTCAACGGGACCGGTGGGTAAAACGTCCGGCAACAGCGGCATATTGGGCTTTTAAAGCCGAAGTACGCCAGCTCGGGATCTGTCTGCCTGAGTCCGGTTATCACGTCACCTTCATCATTCCCATGCCAAAAAGCTGGAGCCAGAAGAAGCGCGCGCAACTTAACGGCCAGGCTCATCAGCAGAAACCGGATAAAGACAACCTGGAAAAGGCGCTTCTCGATGCCATTTTCGACGACGACAGCCGCGTATGGGATGGCCGGGTGACAAAACTTTGGGGAGAGAAGGGACAGATCATTATTGGGGAGTGCGCGCCGTGACCAGAGACGAGATAACCCGGTACCAGGCGGAAAGCGTTAAGCGCGCCAGTCTGCCACCAGTAGCAAAGCACAGCCAGCAAACCAACCAGCCACAGAAGGAAGCCGCATGAACAGTCAGCAACTGGAATACGTACGTCAGCAGCTCATTGTGGCAACCGCAGACCTAAGCGGGGCGACGAAAGGGCAACTGGCAGCTTTCGCCGAGAACGCGCAGTTCACCGCGACGGCGCGCAGCCGGGGGCGGAAAAAGGCATTCGACAAGGATAAGCAGCGCATGGTCAACCCGGACGGGCCGCCGATGAGCGGCATCCAGTCCCGCGCCAAGGGTTCATCTATCGCGCTTGTGGGGCCGGTTGAGTTCGTGACCGCATCCTGGCGCCGCGCTGTGCTGTCTTTGGAAGACCACCAGAAAGCATGGCTGCTATGGAACTACAGCGAGAATATCCGCTTTGAGTACCAGGTGGCGATCACTCAATGGGCGTGGGCAGAGTTCCGTGATCAGCTCGGTGCTAAGAAGGCGGCCGGCAAGACGATGGAACGCCTGAAGAAGCTTATCTGGCTGGCGGCGCAGGACGTCAAAGCAGAGCTGGCTGGGCGGGAAACGTATGAATACCAGGCGCTGGCGTCGCTGGTTGGCGTAACGCCAAAGAACTGGTCAGAGACGTTTACGGACCGCTGGGTGGAGATGAGGCGTATCTTCCTGCGCCTGGATAATGGGGCGTTATTGCAAGTTACGCGATCACGTTCACAACAAAAGGCGACAAATTTAGACTCAAGTCTTGCAAAACTGGATTGAAACGCATATATTTCATGTAAATCTGATATCTTCGCCATAGCTTCGTAGGTCGACAAAGAATTGAGAGCCTCGCCATCGTGCGGGGCTTTGTTTTTTGTGCTTTCTGTAAACCAAGTGGTCGTTAAAAGTTAAAAATCATTTTTTACTTATGTAAAATGTGGCCTCCAGTTATAACAGAGAGTCCTCATCATGAAGAACTTCCAACTTTATGTTGGCGGCACTAACAACATCACCTATCGTTACGAAATCAAAAAGGTGGATGATGCTTTTAGTGTTCGAATATTCAATGTCATAAACAAGGTGCACAAAGAGGTTGGTAGCAAGTCGCTTCGCTTTGTGTCAGCTCATGATGTTATTGATGAGTGCACATTGCATTACAGGAAACACGCTGAAGGCTTCAGAGGCTTTATACGTGGCTTCATGATGCGGTGAAGGTGCAACTCAACAAACAGGTCGCTCAAGCGGCCTTTTTTATTGCCTGTAGCTCAGAGGAAAGAGCACCCGCCTTCTAAGCGGTTGGTCGCTGGTTCGAATTCAGCCAGGCGAGCCAAACCCAGCCAGGGTATTTACGGCCAGAGAGCCGACATTGCCTTACCCTCATCTTCCCGGCCTGTCGCCGGGTTTTTTATTCAGGCCGCAGACAATCAATTCCAGATGCCCCGTAGCTATCGTGTCTGACGGCCTTTCCCACTACACGAACAGCACCCGCTAACTACGCGAGGTGAGAGCATGTATCGCATGGAAAAAATAACCACTGGTGCTGCTTATGGCGCTTCAGCCGGGAGCATCCTAAACGGCATGCTGAATGCCTACAGCCCCGAGCAGTGGAACGCTATCGGCGTGCTGGTGGGTATCATCATTGCCGTACTGACGTATCTGACAAATCTCTATTTCAAGATCCGCGAAGACAACCGCCGCAGCAGGAGCCGAGATGAACCCAACGTTGAGGAATAAGCTAGTTGGTGCCATTGTCGGCGGATCCGGAGCAATCACCATTGCTGCAGTAATGCTGGGCAATGCTGATGGGCTGGAAGGGCGGCGTTATTACGCCTATCAGGATGTGGTCGGCGTCTGGACCGTTTGCGATGGGCACACCGGTACCGACATTCGCCGCGGCCACCGCTACACCGACAAAGAGTGCGACAACCTGCTGAAGGCAGATCTGCGAAAGGTGGCAAACGCCATCGACCCGCTGATCAAGGTTCGCATTCCTGAGCCTACCCGAGCCGCGCTTTACTCCTTCACCTATAACGTTGGCTCTGGTGCTTTTTCCAGCTCGACGCTGCTGAAGAAGTTGAACGCCGGAGACGTGCCGGGGGCATGCAAAGAACTGCAGCGCTGGACATATGCCGGTGGCAAGCAGTGGAAGGGGTTGATTACCCGACGCGAGATTGAGCGTGAAGTTTGCGAGTGGGGCCAGAAATGAGCCGATTAACCGCAATCATCTGTGCTGTCGTTATCTGCCTGCTGGTTTCAATGTCCTGGGCGATTAACCACTACCGCAACAACGCCATCACCTACAAAGACCAGCGCGATAAAGCCACTGAGAAACTCAGCCTGGCTAACGCCACCATCAATGACATGCAGACCCGCCAGCGTGATGTCGCGGCGCTGGATGCCAAATACACGAAGGAACTCGCCGATGCGAAAGCTGAGAATGA